TTATATCCGGTTCTTCAGCGCATAGAGCATTTCCAGAGCACGACGCGGCGTCATGTCGTCAATGTCCAGTTTAGCCAGCTCATCCAACACCGGGTGCGGCAAACTGGCGAACATATCGCTTTGTTGCGGCGCTGCGGGTTTTCCCTTGACCGGTTTCGGCGCTTCATGGGGCAGCGCGGTCTCTTCCAGTCGACTCAGATGTTCCCGCGCCCGCACGATGACTTCGCTCGGTACGCCCGCCAGTTGTGCGACGGCCAGGCCGTAGCTCTGACTTGCAGGCCCTGGCAGCACATGGTGCAGGAACACGATGCGCTCGTTATGTTCGGTCGCGTTGAGGTGGACGTTGGCCACCAACGGCTCGGCTTCCGGCAACACGGTCAGTTCGAAATAGTGCGTGGCGAACAGCGTGTAGGCGCGCAGATGCGCCAAGCGCTCGGCCGCAGCCCACGCCAGCGACAGGCCGTCGAAGGTGCTCGTACCGCGCCCGACTTCGTCCATCAGCACCAGACTGCGTTCGGTGGCGTTGTGCAGGATGTTGGCGGTTTCGCTCATTTCTACCATGAAGGTCGAGCGGCCACCGGCCAGGTCATCACTGGAACCGATCCGGGTGAAGATCCGGTCAACCAACGACAGTTCGCAACTGGCCGCCGGCACGAAGCTGCCGATGTGTGCCAGCAGCACGATCAAAGCAGTTTGACGCATATAGGTGGATTTACCGCCCATGTTCGGGCCGGTGATCACCAGCATCCGCGTGTTGTCATCCAGACTAAGGTCATTGGCCACGAACGGCGTGGTCAGGACTTGCTCGACCACCGGGTGACGACCCTGAGTGATGCGCATGCACGGCTCGCTGACGAACCGCGGGCAGTTCAGATCCAGATTCAGTGCGCGTTCGGCGAGGTTGCTCAGCACGTCCAGCTCGGCCAGCGCGCTGGCAGTGTCCTGCAGCGGTGGCAACTGGCTGATCAGATCTTCCAGCAGCGCCTCATAGAGCATCTTTTCACGAGCGAGGGCGCGGCTCTTGGCCGACAGCGCCTTGTCTTCGAACTCTTTCAGCTCTGGCGTGATGAAACGCTCGGCACCTTTCAAGGTCTGGCGACGGATGTAATCCGCCGGTGCCGATTCGGCTTGCTTGCTCGGCAATTCGATGAAGTAGCCGTGAATACGGTTGTAGCCGACTTTCAGGTGGGACAGCCCCGTGCGAGCTTTTTCCCGGGCTTCCAGATCGATCAGGAACTGGCCGGCGTTTTCGCTCAGCGATTGCAACTCATCGAGTTCGCTGTCGTAACCGGTCTTCAACACGCCGCCGTCACGGATCACCGCAGGCGGGTTGTCGATAATGGCTTTTTCCAGCAGTGCCGCCAGTTCCGGGTAAGTGCTGGTGGTCGTCGCCAGACTTTGCAGGTGCGGTGCTTCCAGATCGGTCATCGCTACTTGCAGTTCAGGCAGTGCACCAAGGGCATCGCGCAGGCGCGCGAGGTCACGCGGACGCGCATTGCGCAGGCCGATTCGCGCGAGAATTCGCTCGATGTCGCCGATTTCCTTGAGCTGCGGCTGCAGTTTTTCGAAACGGTAGCGGTCGAGCAGGCAAGTGATCGATGTCTGACGCGCCAGCAGTACGGTCAGATCACGCAGCGGACGGTTCAGCCAGCGCGTCAGCAAACGGCTGCCCATGGCTGTCTGGCAGCGATCAACCACCGATTGCAAGGTGTTGTCACGGCCCCCGGCCAGGTTGGTGTCGAGCTCCAGATTGCGCCGGCTTGCGCCGTCGAGCACAACGGTGTCATCAAGACGTTCGTGGCGCAGGCTGCGCAGGTGGGGCAGGGCGGTGCGCTGGGTTTCCTTGGCATAGGCCAGCAGGCAACCGGCAGCGCCGATGGCCAGTGTCAGGTTTTCGCAACCGAAGCCCTTCAGGTCCTGGGTGGAAAATTGCTGACAGAGACTTTTCAGCGCCGAATCACGCTCAAAATCCCACGGCGCACGACGCCGCACGCCACGGCGTTTTTCCGCCGGCAGATCCCTCGGCCAGTCATCCGGGATCATCAGTTCCACCGGGTTGACCCGCTCCAGCTCGGCAAGCAGGTTTTCCCAGCCCTTGATTTCCAGCACGGTGAAGTTGCCGCTGGTGATGTCCAGCACCGCCAGACCAAACAGGCGCTCGTCACCCAGTACAGCGGCGATCAGGTTGTCGCGGCGCTCATCGAGCAGCGCCTCGTCACTGACCGTGCCCGGCGTGATGATCCGCACCACCTGACGATCAACCGGCCCTTTACTGGTCGCCGGATCGCCAACCTGCTCGCAGATCACCACGGACTCGCCAAGTTTGACCAGTTTCGCCAGGTAACCTTCTGCGGCGTGGTAAGGAATCCCACACATAGGAATCGCCTGTCCCGCCGATTGCCCGCGCGCAGTCAGCGTGATGTCGAGCAGCTTGGCGGCCTTCTTCGCGTCTTCATAGAAGATCTCGTAGAAGTCACCCATGCGGTAGAACATCAGCTGATCCGGGTGCTGATTCTTCAGGCGCCAGTATTGCTGCATCATCGGGGTGTGGGAGGACAGATCGGAGACGGCTTTATTCATCGGATTGTCAGGCAACTCGTTAAAAGATGTAGGGCAAAAGCGGGGACAACGGCCGGGCTTTTCCGCGATGGGCGCAAGGTTACCATGGGGAGTCTGCTCGACGCAGGCATCCCGGGTCGCTGTGTATTTCCTTCGTCGAAAAGACGCTATATGCATTGATTATGCAAATCAGCATTTGTCTTGGCGAATAACTTCAAGCATTATGCGCGTTATGCAAAAACGCAACGTATCCTCCGTCTTAAGAGCACTGCTCGATCAGCACGGGATCTCCCCCACGGAGCTCCACCGTCGCACCGGCGTGCCTCAATCCACTCTCTCGCGGATTCTCAGCGGGAAGATCGTCGATCCTTCGGATAAACATATTTCGAAGATCGCCGAGTACTTCGCCGTGAGCACCGATCAGTTGCGCGGGCGCGCGGATGTCGCGCCGTCGGCGGGTGCCGGGCGCGGTGACGTACACGCAGAACTCAAGGACATAATGCTGTGGGACGACGACACACCTGTCGATGACGACGAGGTGTCGGTGCCGTTTCTTCGCGAGGTTGAATTGGCAGCAGGATCAGGAAGATTCGTCATCGAAGAGAGCGAACGCTCTAGCCTGCGCTTCGGCAAGCGCAGCCTGCGCCATAACGGCGTGCAGTTCGACCAGGCCAAATGCGTGACCGTGCGCGGCAACAGCATGTTGCCGGTACTGCGTGACGGCGCCACGGTCGGCGTGAACGCGGGCAAGTGCGGCATCGGCGACATCATTGATGGTGATCTGTACGCGATCAACCACAACGGCCAGTTGCGGGTGAAGCAGCTTTATCGCTTGCCTACCGGGATTCGACTGCGCAGCTTCAATCGTGACGAGCACCCTGACGAGGACTACAGCTTCCAGGAAATCCAGGAGGAGCAAATCGTCATCCTCGGTCACGTCTTCTGGTGGGGCATGTACGCCCGGTAATCACAACGCTTTCAGATAAAACCCGCCATCGGCGGGTTTTTTTTCGCCCGTCAAAAACCCTTGGAACCTTGATCCATGCGGCTTCCATGCGTATATGCATTATCGCGCATAAATAAATGCATTTGCGCATTGACTGTATATGCATCCATGCATATTATTGCCATCAAGCCGCTCGACAAAGCGGCTGGAAACGAAAGCTCTTTAGTTCCACAAGAACAGGCAGCGATGAACCGGCCTCAACGGTTCAGAGGGTTGGCAACTGACCCGGGTGTGCAGCGTAAAGCACCACAAGCAGTTATCCGGCGGGCAGGGACCGCGGTCGGAAAAACAATTTGAATGGACTCGTACCGCGCCAGTAGCGCCGAAAAGTCAGCTTCCTTTTATGAACACAGGATTTAAAGGAAGGCGAAGGAGCGCATTACTGAAAAGCCCGGCGTTCAAACTCCGGGCTTTTTGGAATGCCTACCTCAAGAGAAAACGATTGAACCCAACACATACCACTCATCCATCACACCAGGAGGCGTGACATGACAAGCGAGCAACAAGCGCTGGCAGAAATGCCGATCTGGCTGGTCATCCTCCTTGCCGTAGTGGGCGGGGTGTCCGGCGAAATGTGGCGTGCCGATAAAGAGGGCGCCCGTGGCTGGTCACTGCTGCGGCGCCTGGCCCTGCGCTCCGGCGCCTGCATGATCTGCGGCGTGTCGGCGATCATGCTGCTGTATGCCGCAGGGCTGTCGATCTGGGCCGCCGGCGCGTTCGGTTGCCTGACGGCAATGGCCGGCGCTGACGTGGCCATCGGTCTGTACGAACGCTGGGCCGCCAAGCGCATCGGCGTCTGCGAAGTTCCACCGCGCGACCAGCCATAACCCCGACTGTTTCTCCGTGCCGCCATTTTGGCGGCAGGGCTGCGCGTGGACGATTGAAAAGGAGGTCATGCATGCCCACACCCATCCAGCAGCCGTCGCAACTGTTTACAGCCATCGCGACGACGCTGCGCAACACCGCCGCGCTCAATATCAATGTCGGCAATCACGACGATTTCACCGCACCTGGCGAACAGGCTTGGGTGTTAATCGACTTCGACCGAAATGCATCGGGAGCGCGCGCCGCTGATGGCCGAATTGCTCATGTCATGACGGTGTCGTTGCAAGTCGTCCCGGCGCTTGCCGCCACGGCATTTGCAGCGTGCGATCTGATTGCCGTGTTGAAAAACCTGATCACCGACAACCGCTGGAGCCTGCCCGGCGATCAATGCGATCTGCCGATGAACATCGATGGCTTGCCGTCATTGCTCATCCGCACAGAGCAGCCATACAAAACCTGGACGTTGTCATTCAACCAGACCCTTTACCTCGGTCCGACCTTGCTCGACGACCCGCTGGGCATCCCGAAATTCGCCCGTACCTGGGAAGTCAGCAACATCGACGACCCCGACCAATACACCACGCTGGAGGCCTGACCGATGTTTGACGCATTACTGCGCATGCAGCTGGGCCCGATCATTGAACGGCTGGCCGAGATGGAAGCGGAGATCGAAGACCTGCACCGACGCGCCGAAAGTTTCTGCCGCATTGGCATCTGTCAGGAAGTCGACGCCGCGAGCAACACCTGCAAGGTCAGCCACGGTGGATTGCTGACGCCATCGATCAAGTTCTTCAACCCCAGCGCTGGCGCTCAAAGCGAATCGCGGATACCGACGGTGGGCGAGCAGTGCCTGCTGTTCAATTACGGCAGCGGTGAAAGCGGCGCGCAGAGCGTGGCGTTGTTCGGCTTGAACAGTGATCGTTTTCCGCCCACCTCGACCGTACCGACGCTGACGCGCCGCGTGCATCAGGACGGCAGCGAAAGCGGTTATGACGACGCCACGCACACGCTGAATTGGCTTAACGGCCCGGCGGCTTTCAACGGGTCTCGCGAATCGCTTGAACTGAGCATCGGCCCGGCGCGACTGACGCAGACCCCGCAGGTGATCAACCTGCAACTGGGCGCCGTCGGCCTGACCATCGACGCTTCGGGCGTTCACTTCAGCGGCCCATTGGTGGATCACCAGGGCCGCGTCATCAGCCCCTGATTCAAGAGCCTCCCATGATCGGAATCGACAGAGACAGCGGGGCCACGGTCGACGACTGGCTGCAGTTTGTGCAGCGCGCGACCCGAGCCCTGACCACGCCGCTGGGCACCCGGCAAAAAAGGCCCCTCTATGGCTCGCTGATCCCCACGCTGCTGGGGCAGAACCTCGGTGACGACGTGCTGCTTCTGGCCCAGAGCCACGCGGCGCAGGCGTTCTACAACAAGCAAAACGGCATCGATGATTTTCAGCCGCAAGTGATTGTCGCCAGCCGTCAGGGCGCCGGTTTGTTGCTGCGTTTCGCCGGCACCTGGAAAAACCGTCAACAGACTTTCGAGGTAGTGACATGAGCATGTTGATCCCCGGCCAGAACCAATTGGCCGAACCTTCGCTGATCACCGTCGAAGCCTTCGAAGATTTGCTCGCCGAGTTCAAGACCTTCGTCGTCGAATACGTCGGCGCCCGAGCACCGGACAGCGCAGCGAAACTCAAGAGCAGCCTGGAAAACGAAAGCGAATTGCTGACGCTTGCGCTTGAAGCGTTTTGCGTCCGGCTGCAAACCCACGAACGCAAATACAACGCCCGTATCAAGCAGATGCTGGCGTGGTGGGCGACCGGCAGCAACCTCGATGCACGGCTGGCCGACATGGGCCTGGAGCGGCAGTTGCTCGATCCGGGCGATCCGGCAGCCTTCCCGCCAGTGCCGGCGATTTATGAAAGCGACGACGATGCGCGGCTGCGTTATTACCTCGCGCCCCATGCCCCGGCGGCGGGTTCGCGGATGCAGTATCGCCGCGAAGTGTTCACCCTCGGCGAGCGGCCGACGGTGAAAGTAGAGTCGGCCGATGCGGGTGTGGTGAACGTCACTTACACCTTCAACCCCGACGGCCTCGCCGCCCAGGTCAAGGATGGCAACGGCCGCCGCACAGCGCCCGGCGAAGTGCAGGTCACTGTGCTTTCCCGGGACGGTGACGGCACACCCTCCGAAGCATTGCTCAATGGTGTTCGCCAACACTTTGCCCGGCCCGATGTTCGCCCGGAAACAGATAGGGTCACGGTCAAGGCTGCGGCCATTCAGCGCTACAAAATCCGTGTCGTCGCCAAGATCAATTCCGGCCCTGATTCGGGTCTCACCAAAGTCGCTGCGCAACAACAATTGCAGGCCTACGCCGACAGTTGCCATCGTCTCGAAGGCCGGGTCGATCCGAGCTGGATCGACTACACGCTGCACAGCGCCGGCGCCGTGCAACTGCAAATTCTTGAGCCGGTGGATTCGATCATCTCCAGCGCGTTTCAAGCACCGTACTGCACGGCGGTCGAAGTCGAGGTGCTGACCATATGAGCGATCAAACTCAGCGCCCGACGTTGCTGCCGGCGAACAGTTCGGCACTGGAACGAGGGCTGGATCTTGGCTTCGGCGCACTACTTGATCGCATCGCGCCGCCGTTTCCCGAATTGATGAATCCGAGCGAAACGCCTGTCGCGTTTCTACCGTATCTGGCAGCCGATCGTGGCGTCGCCGAATGGAGCACGACTGCACCGGAAGCGGAAAAGCGCCTGACCGTCGAACTCGCCTGGCCCACCGCGCGCCAGGCCGGCACTCGCAAAGCGCTGGAGAACGCCGCCAAGGGTTTGCAACTGCGCCCGGAAATCCGCGCCTGGTACGAACAGACACCGCCCGGCGCGCCTTACAGTTTTTCCGTACGCGCCTTCAGCGAACAACCCTACAGCGAAGAAATCGACGCCCGTCTCGACCGACGCTTGGCCGATGCCAAAAGCGAACGGGATGTGCTGTCGGTCTCTGTAGGCCTGAGCGCATTCGGTACTCACGTCATCGGCGGCGCGACCTTCTGTGGCGAACTGACCACGGTTTATCCGGTGTTCATCGAAGGGCTCGAAACCTCGGGAGAGGCGTTCATGGCCGCCGGTATGTACACCGTCGAAACATCCACTATTTATCCTCAGGGGGCCTGAATGGCTGACTATTACACCCTGCTCACCAACGCAGGGATTGCCTACGAAACGGCGTGCAAGGCCGCGGGCGTACCGATCAAGTTGACGCAGATTTCTGTCGGCGACGGCGGCGGCTCGGTCTACAACCCGGCCGCGACCGCCACGGCGCTGAAACGCGAAGTCTGGCGCGGGCCGCTCAATGCGCTGTTCCAGGACGAAAAGAACCCGAGCTGGCTGCTCGCTGAAGTGACCATTCCGCCGGATGTTGGCGGCTGGTATGTGCGGGAAGCGGGGCTGTGGACTGACACTGGCGTTCTCTATGCCATCGTCAAATATCCAGAGTCGTTCAAACCGGTTCTGGCCACGTCCGGTTCGGGTAAAGAGTTCTACATTCGTTCGATCTTCGAGACCAGCAATGCGTCGCTGGTGACACTGTTGATTGATGACACGGTGGTGAAGGCTACTCGTGCGTGGGTCATGAGTTACCTTGCTGAGGAACTCGGCAAACTCGACGGCAAGCAATCGGTGCGTGTTGCTGCGACTGGCAATGTCGTGTTGAACGGTGCGCAGCAGATTGATGGTGTCGCGGTGATTGCCGGTGACCGTGTGCTGCTGAGCAATCAGACCCTGGCAAAGGACAACGGCCTGTGGATTGTCGCTAACGGCGACTGGGCGCGGGCAACCGATGCCAATAGCAGCGCCAAGGTCACGCCGGGCCTGACGGTGATGGTGGAGGAAGGCACGGCGAACGGTGATTCGTTGTGGCACTTGACCACCAATGCACCGATCACTTTCGGCACCACGGCGCTGACGTTCAAGATGCTGGCGGGGCGTACCGGGATTGCTGCCGGGACTTACAAGAGTCTGACCGTTGACGAATATGGTCGCGCTACTGCGGGTGCAAACCCGGAGACGCTGGCAGGATTTGGCATCAAGGATTCGTACACCAAGGCTGAAGTCGAAGCGCTGATTGCCAAGGCATCGGCGTTGCCGGTGGGCTCGATTGTTGCGTTTCCGGTTGATGCTCCGCCGCCGGGCTTTCTGGAGCTGGATAACAGCGTCAAGAGCAGCGCGACTTACCCGGACTTGAGCGCTTATCTGGGCGGCAAGTTCAACAAGGGTGATGAGGGTGTTGGGAACTTCCGGTTGCCTGAGGCGCGTGGGGAGTTCTTGCGTGGTTGGGATCATGGGCGGGGTGTGGATGCCGGTCGGCAAATCGGCACTCTTCAGTTAGACGCGATGCAACGCCTGACAGGCGCAGTTTCTGCTGCAGACTCGACAGGTCTAGGCCAAGCGGTTAACGGAGTGTATTCCGGAGTCAAGTCAGGTGTATCAAAGGGTAACTCTGTTGCTGCGGATGCCTACACATCGGTAGATTTTGATAACGCCAGGCAAGCTCGGACGGCTTCTGAAAATCGTCCCCGCAACATCGCCGTCATGTGGTGCATCAAAGCGTGGAACGCCCCGGTCAATCAGGGAAATATTGACGTAGCAGCACTGGTCAAGGAGGTCGCCCGACTCGGGTCTGCCGTACCTGTTGGCGCTGTTCTGGCATTCCCCACTGGCATCGTGCCCCCGGGTTTTCTTGAACTGGATGGCAGTGTGCAGAGCATTGCGACGTATCCGGATCTGGCGGCTTTTCTCGGTACCACTTACAACAAGGGCAATGAGGGCGCGGGCAACTTCCGGTTGCCGGAGTCCCGTGGTGAGTTTCTGCGTGGTTGGGACCATAACCGGGGTGTTGATGCAGGGCGAGCTGTTGGCACTTATCAAGCGGATGAATTCAAGTCACACACCCACCCACTCCCTCCTAACTCTGTACAGAATACGGCGGGCGGTGGGATTTACTGGAACGGAGGCACGAACGGACTGAGTAGCTTGGGTCCGACGAGTTCCGCCGGCGGCACTGAAACGCGTCCGCGCAACCTGGCAGTGATGTGGTGCATAAAAGCCTGGAATGCGCCGGTCAATCAGGGAAACATCGACATTGCACCGCTGACCGTTCTAGCGCAGCAAGCATCGGAAAGCAATCAGGGCACGGCGAAGGTTGCCACCCAGACTCAAATGGTAGAAGGGACTGACGACGCCACGATCGTGACTCCGAAAAAGCTGCGCTGGGGGTTTCAAATACTCAAGGCCACAAACGGTTACATCGTGTTCCCGAGCTGGCTTGGTGGCCTTGTAATCCAGTGGGGGACGGGGCTTGCGATGGCGAACGACGGGAACGACGGCAACAGTGCCGGAGTTGATACTTATATCTCGTTTCCTCTGATGTTCCCCACTGCCTGTGCCTCTGTGGTCGCCACGCACTCAGGCCACAAGGCAAGCTTGTCGGTCATTGTTCGGAACCTATCCAACATCCGCTTTACCGCCGAAACGCCTGACCCGAATAGTGTCCAGAGCGTGAAGTTCATTGCAATTGGTTACTAAGGTGAGCGCATGAAATTTGCACTGTTTGATAAAAACTCGGCCCTGCTGACCTGTCTGATTGATGGGATTCATCAAATCCCGGATTCCGCTATCAAGATCGACGACAGCCTATTCATGAGACTCACCCAAGAAAAGGACGGCGCATGGCTGCTAGTGGGTGGCGAAATTGTGAAACAGCCATTTCCAGAAGTCGCGCCCAATTACGCCAACGTGGTGGCCGCAGAGCGTTTTAAGCGCGAGGCGGCAGGTGTAGTTGTTGATGGGTTGCATATCGAGACGACGCGTGAAAGCCAAGCGCTTATCGCCAGTACAGGCCTATCCGCTGTTCTCGATCCCGAGTATCGCTGCAACTTCAAAACTGTAGAGGGGTTCGTCGAAATTGGCGCGACGCAGATTATCGAAATCGCAAAAGCCGTGCGGGTGCACGTACAGGCATGTTTCGACCGGGAGAAAGCATTGATTGATTCGATCTCTGCGGGTACCTACCGCGACGAAATGTTGGCCGAGGGCTGGCCAGACTCTTCTCTGCCAAAATCCGCAAATCTGCAATAAACGCCCCGCACCCCGGGGCGTTTTCTTACCCGCTTAATAAAACTCAACACCCGCCAAGCCCCTCCCCAAGAGGGGCTTTCCCGTTTATGGAGAAACGAAAAATGGCAACCCGCCAAACCTACACCGTGCTCGTCCCATTCCCCACCGGCGGTGGGCACTGGTCGAGCGTCGGTCAAGACCTTGATCTGCTCGACGTCGAGGCCAGTGCGCTGCACATCGCTGGTCGACTTGAACTGAAAACACCCTCCACTCAGGCCAAAAAGGCCGCTGCCAAGAAGGCTGACTAAACATGGCTGAGGTTCTGAACTTCGAGCACAACGGCATTACCGTCAATGCCACTGAATCCCCCGAGGCCATGGGTGGCCTGGGTGACAACGTCATCGGTCTGGTCGGCACCGCGCCGAAGGCTGATCCGCTGATTCCGCGTAACGCACCGTTCCGCATCAACAGCTTCACCACCCATGCACTGCTGGACCCGACCGGTTCGGAAGAGGGCACGCTGTACCACGCGGTTTACCAGATCCTCAAAGTGGTCAAGGTGCCGGTGTATGTCGTGATCGTCGAAGCGGGTGCGACCCCGGCTGATACCGTCAACGCAGTGATCGGCGGCGTTGAGCCGGCGACTGGCCGCAAGCTCGGTCTGGCTGCGCTGGGCAGTGTCCCGGAAGACCTGACCATCATCGGCGCGCCGGGCTTCACCGGCACCAAAGCGGTGGCCAGCGAGTTCGCCTCGTTCGGCAAGCGCATCAAGGCCCGTGTGGTACTGGATGGCAAGGACGCCTCGGTCGCTGATCAAGTGGCTTACAGCCAGGAACTCGGCGGCGCCGATCTCGGTTTCGACCGTTGCCTGGTGGTGCACAACATGCCCGCCGTTTACTCCAAAGCAGCGAAGAAAAACGTCTTCCTGTCGCCTTCCAGCCTGGCGATCGCCGCGCTGGCCAAGGTCAAGCAGTGGGAAAGCCCGGGCAACCAGGTGACCTACGCCGAAGATGTATCGCGAGTCGTCGAATACAACATCCTCGACACCTCCACCGAAGGCGATCTGCTCAACCGCTATGGCGTCAGCTACTACGCCCGCACCGTGCTCGGCGGCTTCTCGCTGCTGGGTAACCGCTCGATCACCGGCAAGTTCATCAGCTACGTCGGCCTCGAAGATGCGATCAGCCGCAAACTGGTCAAGGCCGGCCAGAAAGCCATGGCCAAGAACCTCACCAAGTCCTTCATGGATCAGGAGGTCAAGCGCATCAACGACTGGCTGCAAACCCTTGTCGCCGACGAAACCATTCCCGGCGGCAGCGTGTACCTGCACCCGGAACTCAACAGCGTCGAGAAGTACAAGAACGGCACCTGGTACGTGGTCATCGACTACGGTCGCTACGCGCCGAACGAACACATGGTTTATCAACTCAACGCCCGCGATGAAATCATCGAGCAGTTCCTGGAGGACGTTCTCTAATGTTTACCAACCGTAATCGCCAGGCCATCGCGGCCACCCTGCAAGGCCTGCCGCTGTCGGCGACCGTGGAAGAATTTACTCCGCCGAAGATCGAATTCGACGTGGAAGAGATGCGCGGTGGCCGCTTCATTGTTGAAGAAATGGTCAAGGGTGGCAAAGCCCTCAACGCCAAGTTGACCCTGCAAGGCATGGGTACAGAAGTGATGCTGGCGCTGGGTGTGAACCTTGGCGACGACATTCTGCTGAACGTGCGTGAAGCCGGTCAGGATCAGGATGGCAACACCTGGTTCACCTACCACACCGTCGGCGGCAAGCTGAAATCCCTTGAGGAAACGGCGGTGAAAATGGGCGAAAAACCCAAGACCAACCTGGAACTGTCCTGCCGCACCTACAACCGTCTGGAAAACGGCGTACCGGTGATCGACATCGACGTACGCACCCAGAAGTTCGTGCTCAACGGCGTCGACATCCTCGGTGATGCGCGGCGTGCGGTGTTGATGCCGTAACCCGGCGCAGAGCAAAAACCTGTGGGAGCGAGCCTGCTCGCGAAGGCTTGGGCACATTCAACATCAATGTGACTGAACGACCGCTTTCGCGAGCAGGCTCGCTCCCACAGTGGGCCAGCGTGACTGGCAGAAAAATTGAGTAACCCCCAAGAATCACCAAGGAATTCATTCATGTCGTGGATGCCACCCAAGCATGACCTGTTGTTGCCGATTACCGGTGACGACGGCTCGCAGATCGAAACGATCCAGCTCAAGCCGCTGTTCTACGCCGCGCAGAAAGATGCGCTGGAACGTGCCGGCGATGATGAAGACGATCAGTTCTTCGAACTGGCGTTGCTGGCCACCGGCCTGTCGGTCAAGGAACTCGACCAGCTCAAACGCCCGGACTACGTGAGCATCGCCCAGTACGTGCACGAAATGTCGACCCGTCCGGCGTCGTACTTTCTCGATCAGGTTGAAAACGCGGAAAAGTCCGACGATCCCGATCAAATCCAACTGCTGCAACCGCTCGCCATCACCGGCCGCACAGTCACTTCGCTGAGCCTGGAAATGCCGGTGCTGCGCGCCACCAAAGTGATGAAGAAACTGAAAACGGCCAAAGAACGCGCCGAGTTCATCACCGCCCATTGCACCGGCCTGATGATCCCCGATCTGGCCCTGTTGAGCGTCCCGGACTGGACACAATTGCAGGTGCGCATCGACGATTTTTTAAACCAGCCGGCGGCCTACTTTCGGAACGCGACATCGAAGTAATCCTCGATATCGTCCCGCTCATTTACCCGGTAAGTGAAGCGGAGATTCTGGAATGGGACGCCGAAAAGGCGTTGCGCCGCTACGACATAGCGATCACTCGCCTTGGCGTGAAACAGGAGTAGAGCGGCATGGCAGACGATAACTATGCGTTGACGTTCGCGAATGTCAATCAAGAGACCCGAACGGCACACACCACGGCCACGCTGAAGTCTCCAGTGATGTCTGCGCGAGACATCGGTTCGGCAGGTGTGGAGCCGATGTTGAAAGCGGATGGCGGGTTTGCCGGGCTCAGCCTGGCGCTGGCAGATGCCACCGCCGAGCTGCGTCAGTTGACGGCCGAACAGGTTCAGCTCAGGGATGTGCTGGGGTCGATACACACGGTGCTGATGTCACAGCACTCGCTGCAACAGGCACTGAACGACCGACAATCACAAATGGGCGGAATGGCCCTTGGCGCCGGGCAAAAAACGCCGAGTGAGAATGCCGCCACGGCGCCATATCAGCCTTTGCAACCGGCCATCAATCTCGACGCCGCGATGGCGAGGCTTGATCTGGTCGTCGGGCTTGAAGGCGACCAACGCAAAACGTTGCAGGTCGCGCTGGAGAAGATGGCCACCGAGGCGAAGGTGGCTGCCGGCGGTACAACTGCGGTTGAGCTGGCAAGCATCGGCTACGCTGGCGCCAAGGCCGGGGTCGGCAATGATCGGTTGGATGCCGAAGGCAATATCGATCAAGCCGGCAGGCAAAACGACCTGATGGATTTCACCAGAGACACAGCGGTCACGGCGACCGCGTTCAAGATGAAACCGCTGGATGCCGCGGACCTGTTGATCGGCTGGCGTACCTCGATGAGCCTCAATCGCGCGCAAACCCTCGATCTCGCTGACGCGACCAGTTTGCTCGACAGTCGATTGGCCGCTTCTGCCGCTGATATCGGTTCGATTCTGGGCACTTACGGCACATCGGCAAAAGGCGCCGGAATGGCGCCCGAGCAAGCCGCGGCATTTTCTGCGGCGTTGCTTAACGCCGGGGTAAACAAGGCCGATGCGGGCGTAGCGTTCGAAAAAATCACGACGACCCTGGCACTCGGGGATAAAGCTTCTGCAAGCCAGAAAGCGGCGTTCGCTCAGCTGCAGCTCGACCCCAAGGCCTTGGCCGAGAAAATGAAAGGCGATGCTCCCGGCGCGATCTTGGAGTTGCTGGAGGCGCTGAAAAAGCAATCCCCGAATGAGCAATCCGCGTTGTCGACAACGTTGTTCTCGGTCGCCCAACCGGTGCGGCAAATGCTCGAGAACACCGCTGACGTGCAGCGCGCCTTTGCACTGGTGGCGGGTAAAAAGGATGAAAAGGATAAAAAACAGTACACAGGGGCGGTTGATCAGACTGCCCTGACACTCGCGGATACTTCGCAGGCACGCTGGAACATCTTCGGCGCCCAGAAGGACCGGCTCTATTCATCCGCCGGCGATACCGTGCTGCCAGTTTTTGATTACCTGGTGGAAAAAGTCGGAGGTGCAGCCGATGGTTTAAGTGAGGTGGCGGAAAAAGCCCCGGCACTCGCTGGCGCGCTGATCCTGATGGCTGCCGGAATGAAGGGCGGCAAGCCGTTGGGCGCATTGGCGTCCCAAGCCGCCACGTGGACAGGCCCCGTCATGGCCGGCATCAGATCCGGCTTGGGCAGTCTCTCGGCCAGTGCCGGCGCCCTCGGTACCGCCGCCCTGAATCGGGCCAGATTTCTGGTCTCCGCTCCAGGCCGCAGTCTGATCAGTCAGGGCGCCCGGGTCGGCCGGGTGGCAGGTCCATTGAGCATGCCGTTGACGATGGTCGAGGCCGGTATGAAAGTCGTCGAAGGCGTGGCCGAGGGCGATACGAAAAAAGTCGCTGGTGGCGTAGGCATGGCAGCGGGCGGCCTGGCCGGTGGCTATGCCGGCGCGAGTATCGGCGCCACGATCGGTACTTTCATTCTGCCCGGCATCGGTACGTTAATCGGTGGTGCATTGGGCGGTGCTATCGGCAGTTTTTACGGCAGTCAGGAAGGGGAAGCGCTGGGTGAAAAGCTTGCGACACCCGCGCCTGATCGGCTTGCTCCACCGTCAGAAGTCAGCGCCGGCCTGAGCAGTGTGCAGACGCAAAATCAGCAGAGCCAGAATGTCACCTACGCGCCCGCTTTTAACTTCAGTGGCGGCGATCTGGTGAGCGCTGAAAAAGTGACCGCCATGGTCGCGCAGGTCATGCAGTCACATTTCACTTCTGACTTTACGCCTTTGATAAGCACCAACCCCCTCGCCACCCGCCGCGACGCAGCCCTCAGCGATGGAGTCGCCTGATGAAACAACAAATGGCACTCGGCAGTTTCATCTTCGGCCTGTCCCGCGAGTTTGCTTACAGCACGCTGGCGCGCAAATCCGACGGTGGCTGGACTGAATTGCAGATCCTCACCAGTAAACCCAAATCCCATCAGACCGGACAGAAGCCCGAAACCCTGACCATCGGCGGCACCGCGATGTACGCCGTGGCCATGGAACGGCTCAATGAACTGCGTGCGCTGCAAGCCTTGAGAGCACCGCTGCCGTTGATCGACGGCATCGGTCGCAACTGGGGGTTGTGGCGGATCAACAGCGTTCAGGAAAACCAGAGCGAGGTCATCGATGACGGCACCGCGATGGTGATCAAGTGGGTACTCGAATTAGCGGAGTTCAACAATGCGTAAGGTCCGAAGCGTGGCCGGTGATTCGGTCAATCTGCTGCTCTACCGCGAATCGGGTCGCTCAGACGATCAGGCCGAAGAAGCGTTGTGGCAACTTAATGCGACCCTGGCCGAACACGGCCCCGTTTTGCCGGCGGGCATTTGGGTGACGCTGCCGGAACTCGACAGCCGACCCGCCGCAATCAAACCGGTTTTGGCTTGGGACTAAGGAGGTTGCATGGCACAGGGATTTACACCGGCAATCGAAATCTACGGCGCCAACCAGGCCTTGCTGAACCAGCGCCTGATCAGTTGGGAACACATTGATGCTGCCGGGATGGAGTCCGATCAACTGACATTGCTGATCGACCTGGAAGGCCTTGAAGGCTTGCCGACCCTGGGCGGAACCATCGGCCTGCGGGTGGGCTATCTGGAGTCCGGGCTGGTCGAAAAGGGCCAGTTCAAGGTGACTCGACTGACCCCGACGCTGTTCCCTTTGCGCCTGACGCTGGTGGCGACCGCAGCGCCTTTCAGCGGCAAGGATGAGACCCGATTCAAGGAACGGCGCACGGCCAGTCATGGCCCCACCACCCTTGGCGCACTGTTTCGCCAGTTGGTCTCGCCGCACGGTTTTTCGCCGCGCGTCGATCCCGAACTGGCGCTGATCCGGATTGCTCATGTTGATCAGTCGAACGAAACCGACATGGGCTTTATCACGCGACTGGCAAAGAAGTACGACGCGGTGGCCAAACCGTTCAACGACCTCTACGTGCTGGCGAAACCGGCGCAACTGAAAAACCTGTCGGGCCAAGTGATACCGGACGTCAGGCTGTCGGTGACCCGCAACAATCGACCGGGTGATCACGCCTTCATCAGCGCCACACTGGAAGAGACTGCCCGCACCCAGAATCAGGGTTGCAAGACCTGCTTCTGGGACATCGCCGCCGGCAAACTGCGCGAGGTGATAACCGGTTCCGCACCCTACAAGGTCATTCGCCAGAAACAGGCCAGTGAAGAAGAAGCCAAAGCCATCGGCGAAGCCGAAGTGCGCAAGATGCTGCGCGAGAAATACAAGCTGAAGGTCACCTGCCCGGGCGATCCGCTGCTGGCTGCCGAAGGCCTGTTGGTGCTCGATGACACCTGGCCAGACTTCATGCGCGGTCGCTGGTCGATCGAAAAAGTCACCGCCAGCGGCAAGCGCGAGGAAAGCTATCGCTGTCTGATCGAGGCAACCGGCCTCGATCCCAAAGCCTGATCCCTGCACAACACCCCGTGGGAGCGAGCCTGCTCGCGAAGAGGCCGGCACCTTCAACTTTGATGGCGACTGATCCACCGCTTTCGCGAGCAGGCTCGCTCCCACATTTGGGTCTGCGATAACTCCCCCGACTCTGGAACACCCCCATGAAGATCACCCCGATCCTCACGCAGTTGCGTGCGCAATGCCCCAGCTTGGCCAGTCACATTGCGGTAGGTGTTGATCTGGCATTGCTGCAAGGCAATTCCGATCTGCCGACACCCTCGGCCCATGTGCTGCCGCTGGCCGATGTGGCCAGTAGCAGCACCGCACAAAACCTCATCACTCAACCGATCCGCGACCGCTTCGAAATCGTCCTCGTGCTTGATGCCACCGACGCTACAAAAGCGCTGGATCTGTTGCATGACCTGCGCGGCGAACTGTGGCGCGCGTTGGTGGGGTTCAAGCCTGACAACGACTACAACGCCATCGTTTATGACGGCGGCGAAATGGTCTCGATCAACAGCAGCCGCGTGTTTTACCGGTTGCGCTTTTTTGCCGAGTTCCAGCTCGGTCGCAATCTGCCCGGTCAACCTGCGCAGAGCTGGCACGAACGTGAACTGGACGGTTTGTCGTCCTTTACCGGGGCCACCGTGCGAGTCGACGCGATCGACCCCGCCGACCCCAACCTGAAACGCCCGGGCCCCGATGGGCGCGTGGAACTGACTTTCTCTTCTGAGGTAACCCCATGAGCAATCGCATCACCGTGCTGCCGGCTGCTGGCCGCGCCGTACCTGACCCGGAGGCCGGCGATCTGCTGCCCCTCGAAGGCCGTGAAGTGCTGGACAGCGCCTGGTGGCGCCGACGTCTGGCCGACGGCGATATCACACTCAAAACCGCAAAAGCGGCTAAACCACAGGGAGCCAAATAATGGCGATCGGATTCAGCAACATCCCCGCGGACATTCGTGTACCGCTGTTCTATGCCGAAATGGACAACTCGGCCGCCAATAGCGCGAGCTCGACCATGCGCCGTTTGATCGTCGCCCAGGTCAACGACAACGTCGCCCCGAGTGAAGTCGGCAAACTGGTGCTGGTCTCCAGCGTTGCACTGGCGAAAAGCATTGGTGGTCAGGGCTCGATGCTCGCCTCGATGTACGAGACCTTCCGCAAGGCCGACCCGATTGGCGAGATCTGGTGCCTGCCGCTGCACAACACTGAAGGTGCCATCGCCAAAGGCGTGCTGACCCTGACCGGCACCGCTACTCAGGCGGGTCTGCTCAACCTGTATGTTGGCGGCGTGCGTGTGCAAGCCACCGTGGTCAACGGTGCAACCGCTGCTCAGGCAGCCACTGCGCTGGCGCAGAAAATCAATGCCAGTGCCGATCTCCCGGTGAGTGCGGCAGCGGCCGAAGGTGTGGTCACCCTGTCTGCCAAATGGACTGGCGACAGCGGCAATGACATCAGCCTGCAATTCAATCGCCTGGGCAAGAGCAACGGCGAAGAAACCCCGGCTGGCCTGACCAGCGCAGTCACCGCCATGACAGGCGGCGCCGGCGTGCCCGATCAGATCGCTGCTGTCGCGGCACTGGGTGACGAGCCGTTCGAGTTCATCGCGCTGCCGTGGTCGGATCTGGCCACCCTCAACACCTGGCAAGCGGTCATGGATGACAGCACCGGTCGCTGGTCCTGGGCCAAGCAACTGTTCGGTCACGTCTACAGCGCCAAACGCGGCACCGTCGGCACTCTGGTCGCTGCAGGCCAGGCGCGTAACGATCAGCACATGACCATTCAGGCGCTGGAGCCGGGCGTTCCGCAACCGGTCTGGGTACAAGCCGCCGCACTGGCTGCACGCACCTCGGTATTCATCTCCGCCGACGCCAGCCGTCCGACCCAAAGCGGCAGCCTGCCGGGTGTCGATCCGGCGCCGGCGAGCGAGCGCTTCACCCTGACCGAGCGTCAGTCGCTGCTCAACTACGGCATCGCCACCGCTTACTACGAAGGCGGCTACGTGCGCATCCAGCGTTCGATCACCACCTACCAGAAAAACGCTTACGGCCAGGCTGACAACTCCTACCTGGACAGCGAAACCATGCACCAGTCGGCGTTCATCGTGCGTCGTCTGCAAAGCGTGATCACCAGCAAGTACGGCCGGCACAAACTGGCTTCCGACGGCACCCGTTTCGGCGCCGGCCAGCCAATCGTCACCCCGAGCACCATTCGCGGTGAGCTGATCGCCCAGTACGCCAAGCTCGAACTGGAAGGCCACGTAGAAAACGCCGAACTGTTCGCCGAACACCTGATCGTCGAGCGCGACGTGCAGGACCCGAGCCGCGTGAACGTACTGTTCCCGCCGGATTACATCAACGGTCTGCGCGTGTTCGCACTGCTCAACCAATTCCGCCTGCAATACGACGACGCAGCCTGATCGCAGCGTTTGACGTCAAGCATTCAGCCCACCTCGCGTGGGCTTTTTTATGAAAGGGAGTAACACCATGGGTCAACTGATTGCAGGCACCTGCTACGTCAAGGTCGACGGCGCACAACTGACTATCAATGGCGGCTGCGAAGCCCCGTTGATGGCGGTCAAACGCGAAACCGTCGTACCTGGTTTCTACAAGGAAACCGACATCGCACCGTCGTTCAAAGTGACTGCGCTGCACACCCCCGACTTCCCGCTGAAGAAGCTGATCGACGGCACCGATATCACCGTCACCTGCGAATTCAGCAACGGCAAAGTCTATGTGCTGGCCGGCGCTTACCTGGTCGAAGAGCCAGTCTCCAAAGGCGATGACGCGACCATCGAACTGAAATTCGAAGGCATCAAGGGGACCTGGCAATGAGCGGCGCCGTGAAGCTTCAGGTTGCGATCGAAGCTCACGGCGAGCCCCTGACCGAACTCGTCCTGCGCCGTCCGACGGTGCAGGAAGTGCGAGCGATCAAGGCGCTGCCGTACAAGATCGACAAGAGCGAAGAAGTCAGCCTCGACATGGACGTCGCGGCCAAATACATCGCCGTGTGCGCCGGCATTCCGCCGTCGTCGGTCAACCAGCTGGATCTGGCTGACCTCAATGCGCTGAGCTGGGCCGTTGCGAGTTTTTTCATGAGTGCGGCGTCGGCGCCATCACCGACCTGATCGCAGTCGCCTATGACCTGGCCTGGTTCTGGAAGGTTGACCCCGAACAGATGATGGCCAGGCCACTGGATGTGCTCCGCGAATCGCTGGAGCACGTGCAACGGATCAATGCGATGCAGCAGGTGCAGTGATGGCAGACGAAGAAAAGAAAGTGAAAACTCCGGTGCTGATCACGGGCATCGATGAACTGTCGCCCAAACTCGGCGCCCTTCGAGCCAATGTCGAGAGTTTCAAGAAAAACCTTGAGCAGACCGGTCTCGGCAAACTGGACATCAGTGGTTTGTTCAAGGGCGGCAGCGTGATTACGCCGTTCGTGGATGGGATCAAGTCGGCGGCGGCGTTTCAGGGCAAATTGACCGAGGTAAGCGCGACGGCAAAAACCGTCGACTTGCCGGCCGCACCGAAAGTCGCGGCGCAGAACATGAACGTGTTCAGTGCGTCGATGGAAAAGGTCACTGGCGCAATCGATGCCGCGCTGGTGCCCGCTGTCGGTGCATTGGTCGTCGGACTTGAGCCGATGCTCACTCAGGTCAGCGGTATCCTCGCCGACAACCCGCAACTGGTCGAAGGCCTGGCGGCGGGGGCTATCGCTTTCTCGGCGATGCAAACCGCTGTGGCCGGTGCAACCCAGGTGTTCGACGTGATGAGCATGGTGATGAAGGCCAATCCGATCATGCTGATTGCCGCTGGCATTGCCTTGGCTGCCGGTTTGATCGTGGCCAACTGGAAACCGATCTCGACGTTTTTCATCGGGCTCTGGCAGAAAATTGCGCCGGTTGTCATTCCGATGGCCGAGTTTTTCAAGACGATGTTCGGTTACACCCCGCTGGGGCAATTGATCAGTAACTGGGGACCGGTCACGGCTTTTTTCGCGGCGTTATGGGAGGGCGTCAAGGCTGTCGCGGCGCCGGTGATGGAGTTCTTCAAGACCTGGTTCAACTATTCGCCTCATGGGCTGGTCGTGAATAACTGGGGGCCATTGGTCGGGCTGTTCTCTTCGATCTGGGATTTGCTCAGGGCGGTCTCGGTGCCTGTGCAGACTTTCCTGCAAGGCTTCTTTGATTGGTCGCCGCTGGAAGTAATCCAGGCAGTCTGGGGCGGGGTGGTCAGTGTGTTCACCGCGATCTGGGATTACATCAAACTGCCGTTTGTGGCGATGTACGCGGTTATTCGCGAGCAACTGGGCTGGTCACCGCTGGAAAAAATCATCGAGAACTGGGCACCTGTTACTGCCTGGATCGAAAAGTGGGCGCAGAAGTTTCAGGACGCCATCGCACCGATCAAGGCGTTTTTCAACGGCGGTTTCGGCGAGCTGATCGCTGATGCCAAGGCCAGGGTGGATGTTTTCACTCAAGCCCAATTGAAAACCAACGCTGAAGGTAAAGGCGAACTGGCGCCGGTGTTTTTCAAAGGCGCCGTGGAGTCGTCACCGAGCCCGTTGGCGGCACCCGGAACTACGCCGGAAAAACCGGCCCTACAGGCCGGCTCTCTGTCGCAAACCTCCAACACGCTGATCCAGCAAAGCGCCGCCAACAACCGCACGCAACTCGAGGGCGGCCTCACCGTGCGCTTCGAAAACGCGCCGGCCGGGCTGCGTACCGATCAACCGCAAACCAATCAACCGGGCCTGGCGCTGTCGTCGCGCATCGGCTATCGCTCACTGTCGGCAGGAGGTTCCAATGAACTGGCGTGACCGCTTGTTGCCGGCATCCTTTCGCGGTGTCGGGTTCTGGATCGATCAGGCGAAAACCCCGGTCGGTCGCAAAGGTCAGTTGCATGAATATCCGCAGCGTGACCTGCCGTTTTTCGAGGATCTCGGCCAGCAGGCCCGGACTCATGAGGTGACGGCATTTATCGTCGGCGCCGATTGCCTGGAGCAGCGCGACAAGCTGCTCAAGGCGCTGGAGGCGGGTAGCGGTGAGCTGGTGCATCCATGGCTCGGACGCTTGCAAGTCAAGGTTGGCGAGTGCGACATGACCCACACCCGCCAGGACGGTGGGTTGGTCACGTTCGCGCTGAAGTTCTATCCCGATCAGCCGTTGCCGTTTCCGACGGCAACCGTCAGTACGCAGAAAGTGTTGTTGTCCAAGGCTGACACTTTGCTGGGTTCGGCGGTGGCACGCTTCGAACAGGCGATGACCTTGATCAAGGCTGCGCGGATCGGTATCGCCAATCTGCGCAACAGCCTGACCGGGGTTTATGAAGTGATCAAGGAACAGCTCAAACCGCTGATCGAGCAGTACAAACAGATCACCGAACTGGTCAAAGCCGTCAAGGAGCTGCCCAAGGAAGTGGCGGCGGAGTTCAAGGGTTTGCTCGGCGATATCAAGGAGCTGAAGGCGTTCGCGAAGGAGGGCTACCGTGGCGTGATTGCCGACGTGTCGCAACAACTCGAAGCCATCCGCAAGGCCGATGCACCGAAGATCACCACCGGCAGGGACACCACCGCGGCGGCGCAAGCCATGGCGGATCTGGTGCAGGACACAATGCTGGTCAAAGTGGCGCAATGGGTGGCATCGATGCCGGTGGCGACCACCCCGGTGAAGCTGCAATCGACGCCATCGGTAGGCCAACAGGCGACCAGCCCGGTGGCCCGGCAGGAAGTCCCGGTCAGTGACGACATGCAGGCTCTGCGTGACGCCGTGGCCGTGGCGATCAATCCAATGCTGGACAAGGCCGACCCCGCGCACTTCCAGGCCATCAGCGATGTGAAAGAGGCGCTGATTGCGCATCTCAAGGCTGTGGCGTCGTCCGGTGTGCGGCAGGTCAGCAAATCCTTTCAGGAGAGCTTTCCGGCGGTGGTCGTGGCCTACAAGCAATTTGGCGATGCAACTCGGGTGACCGAAGTGACTCAGCGTAACGGGATATCTCATCCGGGTTTTTCGCCCAACGACGTGAAAGTCTCCGGGGAGTGAACCATGAGCGAGATGGATAACCGCGTTACGTTGATAGTCAACGACATGGAGTACGGCGGCTGGAAAAGCGTGCAAATCACAGCTGATCTTGAGCGCCAGTTTCGCACCTTCAAACTCGACATCACCTGGCAATGGCCGGGGCAAACGGTTGATCAGCGCATCAAGCCCGGCGACCCGTGCGAAGTGAAGATCGGCAAGGATCTGGTCCTCACTGGTTACGTGTTCAAGGCGCCCATTACCTACGACGGTCGGCAGATCAGCCTGAGTGTCGAGGGCAGTTCCAAAACTCAGGATCTGGTCGATTGCGCCGCCACCAACCGGCCCAATCAATGGCAGGAGCAACCGTTGCTGAGCATTGTCCAGGCCTTGGCGATGGAGTATTCGTTGATGGTGGTCAACGAAATTGCCGAGACCTCACGGCTGGCCAAGCACACGATTGTGCCGGGTGAAACGGTGTTCCAGTCGATCGACCGTTTGCTCTCGTTGTTCCGGGTGTTTTCCACCGATGACGAGCAAGGCCGGCTGGTACTGGCCAAGCCCGGCAGTGGCGGGCGCGCCAGCGATGCATTGGAGTTGGGCAAGAACATCTTGTCGGCCAACGCGGCAATGGATCATAGCCAGGTGTTCTCCGAATACCGGGTGATCGGTCAGCAAAAAGGCTCGGACAAGAAGAGCGGGGCGGCCGTCAGCGAAGTTGAATCGACAGCGGCCGACCTGAGCTTCAAACGTCGACGAACCACGATCATCAACGAGGGCACCGCGCTGACGTTTGAGCTGGCGCAACAACGTGCCCAATGGGAAAGCGCCACCCGCATGGGGCGGGCGCAAACCACCACCTATCAGGTACAGGGCTGGCGTCAGGCCAACGGCGATCTGTGGCGTCACAACACGCTGGTGAAGGTCAAGGATCCGGTGCTCGGGTTCGACGGCGACATGCTGATCTCCAAAGTGACGTACTCGTTGTCGGCACAGGGCTCGGTGACAACCCTGCAGGTTGCGCCGCCGCATACCTTCGATCCTGATCCAATCCCCCCGAAAAAAACCTGAGCCCTACACCGACGCTGTGGGAGCGAGCCTGCTCGCGAAAGCGTCGGCAGCCTCAGCATCACAGTGCCTGACCCAGCGCATTCGCGAGCAGGCTCGCTCCCACATTGATCCCATTCGGGCCACTTTTTGAAGGACACCCCATGAGCCTACTGACTCGCCTCCTGGCGCGCGGCACTGTCGTGCTCGCCAATTCGGCATCCAAGCTGCAATCGCTGCAAATGCGCCTCACCGCCGGCGAAGTCAACGATGACCTCGAACACTTCGAACCTTACGGCTTCACCAGCAACCCGCTGCCCGGCGCCGAAGGTGTCGTCACATTTCTGGGCGGTGACCGTTCCCACGCTATCGCCCTGGTGGTCGCCGATCGTCGCTACCGCCTGCAATCGCTCGCCAGTGGCGAAGTGGCGATCTACACCGACGAGGGCGACAAGATTCACTTCAAGCGCGGGCGGATCATCGACATCGAAACCGCCACGCTGAACATCCGCGCCAGTACCGCTGTGAACTTCGATACGCCGGTGATCAACCAGACCGGCAAGATCGTGTCCACCGGCGATCAACTCGCCGGCGGCATCAGCCAGATCAAACACGTGCACGTCGGCGTGCAGGCCGGCAACGGCCAGACCGGCGCACCGGCAGGAGGCAAGTGATGTTTATCAGCCAGAACCTCCACGCCGCGCTGACCCGCGCCGTGCTCATCAGCCTGTTCAGCTGGCGTCGCGCCGCCGATGACGACGCCCTCGACGACGAAGAGCGCTACGGCTGGTGGGGCGACACTTTTCCCACCGTTGCCGACGATCGCATCGGCTCGCGTCTGTGGCTGTTGCGTCGGGTCAAGCTGACCCGGCAGACCCAGATGGACGCCGAGTTTTATGCGCGCGAAGCCTTGCAATGGCTGATCGACGACGGCCATTGCAGCGCCATCGACATCATCAGCGAACGCCTCGACGCCCAGCGCCTGAACCTGCGCACGGTCCTGACCCTGGCCGACGGTGAACGTCTGGACATCAACCCCGATAACAGTTGGCAGGTGATCTATGCCGTTTGAAACCCCTTCGCTGCCGGTGCTGATCAAGCGCACCCAAAGCGACCTGGCCGGCGATTCGCTGCGCCAGTCCGATGCGCAAGTGCTGGCCCGCACCTTGGGCGGTGCCGCTTATGGTCTGTACGGTTATCTCGACTGGATCGCCGAGCAGATCCTGCCGGACAAGGCCGACGAGTCGACCCTGGAACGCATCGCCGCGCTGCGTCTGAACCAGCCGCGCAAACCCGCGCAAGTGGCCAGCGGCAGCGTCAGTTTCACCGCGACGGCCGGCGCAGTGCTGGACGTGGACACGCTGCTGCAAACGAACGACGGTCGCACGTACAAAGTGACCACGGCGCGCACCACCGCCAATGGCATCAACACCACGACCATCGCCGCGCTGGATGCCGGCAGTTTGGGCAACGCCGATGCCGGTCTGGCATTGACCCCGGTGCAGCCGATCGCCGGCATTGTCGGCACCAGTTTTGTCGTTTTGGCGCCAGGACTCAGCGGTGGCGTGGCGCGCGAAAGTCTGGAGTCGCTGCGTTCGCGGGTGATCCGCTCCTATCGCGTCATCCCCCATGGCGGCTCGGCCAATGACTACGAGACCTGGGCGCTGGAAGTGCCGGGCGTGACCCGCGCGTGGTGCCGTGGCGGTTTGCTCGGTCCGGGTACGGTGACGGTGTTCATCATGCGTGACGACGATCCGCAACCAGTACCCAACGACGAGCAACTGGCAGAAGTTCAGGACTACATCGAACCGCTGCGCCCGGTCACCGCCGAAGTGCATGTGCAGAAGCCGATTCAAGTGCCGGTGGTGTATCGCTTCAAAAGCGTCAATCCCGACACCACCGCCGTGCGTGCCGCCGTCGAAGCGCAGTTGCGCGACTTGCACAACCGTGAAGCCGATCTTGGCGTGCCGTTGCTGATCAGCCACATCCGCGAAGCCATCAGCAGCGCTGGCGGCGAATACGATCACACGCTCACCGCACCGGTCGTCGATGTGCCCGCCGCCCCAAGTGAACTGCTCACCTTCGGAGGTTGCGTATGGGGGGCATAAGAACCGCCGCACAATATCAGGCGCAACTTCGCGCATTGCTGCCATCGGGTCCCGCATGGGACCCGGAGCGGGTTCCGGAACTTGAAGAAGTGCTGCAAGGCGTCGCCGTCGAACTGGCGCGCCTCGACGCCCGCGCCGCCGACCTGCTCAACGAAATGGACCCGGCCGGCGTCAGTGAACTGGTGCCGGACTGGGAGCGGGTGATGAACCTGCCCGACCCGTGCCTGGGCGCCGAACCGCTGTTCGACGACCGCCGCCTCGCCGTGCGCCGGCGCTTGCTCGCGGTTGGCAGTCAGGCCGTCGGTTACTACCTCGAAATCGCCAAAAGCCAGGGCTACCCCAACGCCTCCATCACCGAGCACGAAGCGCCACGCATGGGCCGTGCGCGTTTCGGCTCTGCGCATTTCGGGACTTGGGAAGCGCAGTTCATGTGGACGCTCAACACCGGTGGCCGCTTGCTGCTGGGTCGACGCTTCGGGGCGAGTTACTGGGGCGAACGCTTCGGCGTAAACCCGGGCTCGGCACTGGAATGCCTGATCCACCGCAGTGCGCCGGCGCATACCAAGGTGCACATCAACTATGACTAGGGAGTAAATGGGATGGATTATCCGAAAAGTGTGCCCAGCGCCGGGTTGGTGAACGGGAAGTTTGTCGATGAGAACCCGCTGATGGGGACGCCGGGATCGTTGATTCCGGCGGAGTGGGGGAACAGTGTCACGCAGGAAATCATTAACGTGATCAAGGCCGGGGATCTGGCGCCGGATGAAAACAAATACGATCAGTTGTTGCAGGCGATTCAGTCCGTAACATCCAAGGGCTGGAATCAGGATCTGGCTTTGCCTTTAGTGGCATTGCCGCTGCCGACGGTCGCCACCTCCGATGGTCGTTTGCCAGTCAGTCCGGCTGCGGCATCCACCAGTGGTGGCAGAGTTTCGATTGCTGCCGGTACGTTTATCAGCCTTGGCCAGGAAGTGGTGAGCGGCCAATTGGGGCGTTCACGCACTTTCGTGACTTCGTCCTGGAGCAGTGCGGATCTTCTGCCCAGCAGCCATTACTTTCTGCGTGCGCAGGTCATCGGTGGTGTGCTGACGTTCTACATGCAAAGGGGTGGCATTCACGATGTGGTGCCGGAGTCACTGAAAGGGGCACTCAACGGTGCTACCGGTGGCGGATTCCAATCCACGACGCTGGACATGTGCCTGGCGTGGGTGGTGACCGGTGCGCCGGGTTCCGTGCCTACGGTGCGCACCATTTACAACAGGGCACGTTTGACCTGGACACAAACCGTCAATGGCACTGGGGCAATATTCCTCCCGCTTGATCCTCATGCACGTTCTGCTCGTCTGGTTGCTGGTAACCCGACTCCGTCGTCGACGGCAGTGACAACGGTTGCCTTTCCGTCAACTGGTTGGGCCGGAGGCAACTATTGCTTTCTGTCGCCCATTATCGCCGGCAGCTCCAATAACCCGGGTGGCTGGAACCCGGCCACGGTTGCACCGTGCGTGCTGTTCAGTAACAACATCGTCAATGACGTTACGGTTTCCAGTCTGACTGCGAGTTTCGATCACGCCAATTTGCGCTCGCTCTGGCAGTGCTATCAGGCTGAGCACAACCTTGGACAATCGGTTGCCGACAGTGACGAATTATTGCTGAGCATGGGCATCAAGAGCCATCCAGTCACCGACTACAGCGTTGGTATCGCGATCAACTTTTCTGACGCCGTGAACGTCCAGCTTTCGTGGGAGCTTATTCGATGATCGTTATTCAAGAACTTCACCAGTTCGATGGCGAGTTACGTGTTCCCCAGCCTTCAACTGCCCACGAATGGGATGGCGAACAGTGGGTACTGAGCGCTGATAAAAAACGTGTTTTGGACGAGCAGGAAACTGAACACCTGTGCACCAAAGTCGATGCCGCCGCCGACAACGCTCGCACGGCACTGGCCGGCGACCCGCTCAAAGCCATGGAATACGCCCAGGCCGCCGCCGACGCCCAGGCTTATCAGGACGCCGGCTATCCGAAAAAAGAAGTACCGCTGTCGGTCGCTGCGTGGGTAGTCAAGGGTCGCACCGCGAAACAGGCTGCAGAGCAGATTCTCGGCAAAGCCGGGCAACTCACCGAGCACCTGTTGACCCTGCGCACCCTGCGCCTCAAGGCCAAAATGCAGATCCGCGCGCACGCGACCAAGGGCAACATCGATCTGGCGCGCAGCGCCGCCGACGAGGCGCTGTTGGCTATAAGCCAACTGGTCAGCGGCCAGAACAGCTAGATCAAGAACCTTCGTTTTACATCTCTCAAGCCCACTTCATCGTGGGCTTTTTTATTTTCAGAAACTGACCGTGGTCGAGGTTGCAATGGCAACCCTCGTGACGCGGTTCATTTGTTATTTCAGAGGAACGAAAAACCTATGGATTATCCCAAAAGCGTCCCCAGCGTCGGCCTTGTCGATGGCCGCTTCGTCGATGAAAACCCGGTGGCGGGTAAGCCCGGTTCGTTGATTCCGGCGGTGTGGGGCAACAGCGTGACTCAGGAGATCCTGAGTGTGATCAGCGGCGGTGGGTTGGTGGCTTCGGAAGCGGACAACAGCCAGTTGCTCAAGGCGATTCAGGCGATTGTCGGGAGTGCCAGTCCGATGCGTTCGGTTGTCACGCGGATCGCTGCTTCCAAGACTTTGATCGAGCAGGAACTCGGTCTGGTTTTGATCGATGCCGGGGCCGGCGCATTGAGCGTCAGCCTACCGCCAGCCAACGCCAAACTGGGTATCCGCGACGTCATTGTGCGGCGTGTTGATAACAGCGGTAACCGCTTGGTCGTGCAAAGTTCAAGCGGTGATGTGATCAGGTTTCACACCCACCTGAATACTTCGGGCTATCCATTTCTAGTGTTGATGGGGGCGGGTGACTGGTGGCATCTGCGCAGCGATCTGGCGGGCAACTGGTGGCCGGTCGGTCGTCTGGACGGTTCTTCAATCGGACGTATCGATTTTGAGACCACGCTGGCAGTTCTACCGGGTGGCTATGCCGCGCTGAATGGTTCCTTGCTGAATCGCTCGGAATGGCCATGGCTTTGGGATCACGCTCAGCAGTCGGGCATGTTGCGTTCTGAAGCTGATCGCGGTGGTGCGTGGACTCCAGGAGACGGCGCCACGACCTTCCGCCTGCCAGAGGCCCGTGGTGAATTTTTGCGCGTGCTGGCCGAAGGCGGTCTGGTTGATACCGGACGCGCGCCAGGGTCTTGGCAAAAAGGCTCGTTGGTCCAGGGTGACAACGGCATCGCTGACAACATTCTGTTCGCGACACACATCGTTTCCCAGAAGGTCCAGTTGGGACTCGATATGGGGAACTACACCGATTACGCGGGTGCCACTGTCAAGTACATCACACCTGCTGCACCGGTTACGCCAATTGCAGACTCTGAGTTGCTGAACCACGGCGGTGTCACGCGACCTCGAAATATTGCCTATCCGGGTCGAATCAAACTTATCTGAGGTGCCCATGTTTAATTATCTGATTGATCACTCGGGCTTCCTGACTGGCCCTATTGAACTTGCGGTTACGCCAGGCCTCGGTGTCCAACTACCGAGTAATGCCGTTCAACTTTCATTCGAATTGCCTGCGCCTGAAAGCGGCCGCGTCTGGACGCTGGTGAATAACGTTCCCCGTGAGGTGATAGACCGTCGAGGATTGGTGTATCGGAAGGAAAACGGAGTAAAGCAGATATGGAGTGAGCCGGGAGAGTTACCAGACGAACTCACTGCCGAACCGTGGCCGGGCGACGGTTACTTCTGGATCGACAACACTTGGAAACTCGATGAAACCGCGCGCGTATCTGCGATCAAGGTCGATGTGTTCCGCTTGCGAGACACGTTACTTCGTGACGCCGTCCTGCGCATCGCGCCCCTGCAATACGCCGAAGACATCGGTGATGCCAGCCATGATGAACAGCTGCGACTGCTCGAATGGAAGCTCTACAGCGTTGAGCTGAACCGTATCGAAAAGCTGCCCGGCTTCCCCGAACAAATCACTTGGCCGATCGCGCCTGGCACAACCGTAGACAGCTGATGGCTGCACAGGGAGAAGTGCAATGGACTACCCAAAAACCATCCCCGGTGTGGGCTTGGTCAACGGCGGTTTCGTCGATGAAAACCCCGTGGCCGGAACACCGGGTTCGTTGATCCCCGCCGCCTGGGGCAACAACGTTACACAAGAAATTCTTAATGCCATCAAGGCTGCCGGGCTGACGCCCGATGAGGCTAAAACCGACCAGTTGGCCACCGCCATTGGCGCGCTGGTCGACTTCCGCAAACTGAAAAACACCCCGACCACGCTGAGTGGCTACGGCATCACCGATGCCGGCGGGCGACTGTTGGCAATCAGGCAGATCGAGACGGTTGGTATCACTGTTTACAAGCCAAATCCGAAAGCCAAACGTATTCGCGTGCGATTGGTTGGGGCGGGTGGATCTGGCGGCGGTTGTGTGCCAGTAGCTGCGAGTCATCAAATGATCGGCGGCGGCGGAGGTTCCGGTGCGTACGTGGAGAGCCTGTATGAGGTAACTCCACAAATGCTGGCAGGTGTCCCTGTTTCGCTGGGGGCCGGTGGTGCAGCAAGTAACGCGGCGGGCCAGCCAGGAGGAGGCGCTTCCTTCGGCACATATATGAGTGCTGCGGGCGGTGCGGGAGGGCAAATCCTGACGTTGGCGGTAACTGCAACGGCAGTGGGGTTCATTCAGGGAGGTGCAGGAGGGCAGGCCGTTACCGGTGGCACACTTTCCAATGCGCGTGGCATCGGTGGTGAGTACGGGATGTACAACGCCAATTGGGGGGTACTTGCCGGGGCTGGCGGCTCTAGTCCGTTCGACGGCGGTGCCCCACGTATCGGCGTAAACGGAACTGGCGGTTCTGGTGGCCGTGGCTCAGGGGGAAGCGGCTCTTGCTCAACCAACGCTTCCGCTTCAGTGCTCAGCGGCGCTGGCGGCAACGCCTTCTGTGAAATCTGGGAGTACGAATAATGGCCCGTTATGCACGAGTTGAAAACGGTGTCGCGGTCGAACTGATCGATACCGGTGACTACCTGATTACCCAACTGTTCGCCCCGGCTTTTGTCGAGTCGATGGTGTTTGTGCCGGAAGGCATGAAAGTCGAAATCGGTGCGCCGCTGAGCGAGGTGCCGCAGCAAATCAAGACACAGGAGGTTCTGCAAACAGCAGTGGTTACTCCAGCAGGCGTTGTTGCAGAGCAAGACCCAAGGACACCTGATCGCACGTGGCGGGATGCGTCCCTTGCGGCGACCGAGTGGCGGGTGGCGCGTCATCGCGATGAGCAGGAACTTGGCCGGGGCACGACGCTCAAGGCCCAGCAATATCTGGAGCTACTCGAATACCGACAAGCGCTGCGCGATTGGCCCGAATCCAAAACTTTCCCGGCAGCGGTCTCTCGACCGACAGCGCCTCATTGGTTGATGGCCGATGCAGGCTGACGCTCCGCTCGCATGTATTTTCAGATAAGGAGATGAGTCATGGATTATCCAAAGAGTGTTCCCAGCGCCGGGTTGATGGACGGCAAGTTCGTTGATGAGGATTTGTTGACGGGCAAGCCGGGGTCGTTGATTCCAGCCAGTTGGGGCAATGGTGTTACGCAAGAGTTGTTGACGGTCATCCAGAGCGCGGGCCTGACCCCTACGGAGGCCTCCAATAATCAGCTGCTCAGTGCGCTGCGTAGCAGCAATCTGTTCGTGACTGCGCCGCAGTTCGACAAAGGCAAAACAGTCGCTACTACCGAGTTCGTGGCCCGCGCGGGTTTGCAATTTTCCGGATTCATTTCGTACCCGACGAGCACTGCCCTGACCATGGCCAACGTGGGGGGCGTGGCGAGTTTTGCCAGTACAACGCCGATCACGGCAACGCTGCCCACCATTAATGGCATCACCCATGCCAGCACACTTCACGTGATCAACGCGGGCAACGGTGTGCTCACCATCAATCCCGCCGCTAACGAACAAATAGAAACCTGTAACGGTACGATCGGGTCGTTGAAACTCGGTCTCGGTGATTCCGCGTGTCTGATCAAACTGGCCAACCAATGGCGGCTGTACGGAGGGTCGGTCAGCGATCGGTACGCCACCGCCCATTCCGGCATTAACGGCAACGTTGGCTATCAAAGGTTTGCCAGCGGCAACATTGACCAATGGGGCGTCGGCACAACGGATGCCAAGGGCGAAGTCGATATCACATTTCCAATTTCCTTCCCCACTGCATTTTCTTCAGTAGTGGCCACCCATGCGGGCGGCGACGGGGCAATGGTCATCTTGATCGCAGGCTCAGGAAAGCAACAAGGCTGCAAGCTCAAGGTGCGTGATTTCGGCGGTAACGTTGCTGCGGGCTGGGGTATCAACTATTTCGCGAAGGGCTATTGAATGAATCTGCATAACGCTTTGTTCAGCGCCAGTACCCGGGGCGTTTATGTACCGGGTATCAACTCAACCGACATTCCCGCTGATGTCATCGAAATTCCTCAGACTTATTGGATTTCGCTGCTGCAGCAACTGGCCGTCACTGCAAAAGTGATTGGAGTGCGTGCGGATAACGGCTACCCCATTCTTGTTGATCCACCGCCTCCGTCGGCAGAAGCAGCAGCCGACATCGAGCGCCGGTGGCGCACTGCGCAATTGGCTGCCACGGACGGTCTGGTCGCACGCGATCGCGATGAGCTCGAGGACGGTGGCGGCACGACGCTGACCACCGAGCATTACGCCGAATTGCAAACCTATCGCCGTCAATTGCGTGACTGGCCGCAGGGTTCTTTCTTCCCGTTCAGCGAGCATCGACCGGTGGCGCCGAGTTGGTTGGAAGCTGCGTTCTAAATCTGCAGGCCTCAAAGTCAATACTGTTTCCCCGAAAATTCCGGAAAGCAAATGGTTGGCAGTGTTTGGTCGGCAACCATGATTCAATCCGATCATCCAGGGAGGATTACGCATCATGCAAATAACTGAAAACAACCTTTTAAACATCATGCCAAACGCCCGCAGCCAAGCGGGCGTTTTTGTTTCTGCGCTCAACAGTGCCATGGCAAACCACCACATCGACTCGCCCAAACGCGTCGCTGCATTCCTCGCGCAAATCGGCCACGAATCGGGCCAGTTGCAGTACGTGCGCGAGTTGGGCAACAACCAATACCTGAGCAAATACGACACCGGCACGCTGGCGTTACGTCTGGGCAATACGCCGCAGGCCGATAGTGATGGACAAAAGTACCGCGGTCGCGGGTTGATCCAGATCACCGGCCGTAGCAACTATCGTCAATGCAGCGTCGGGCTGTTCGGCGATGAGCGTCTGCTGTCCTTGCCGGAACTGTTGGAGCAGCCGCAATGGGCCGCCGAGTCCGCCGCGTGGTTCTGGGAAAAGAATGGCTTGAACGAGCTCGCCGACCGCGACCAGTTCAACACTATCACCCGTCGTATCAACGGCGGGTTGAACGGCTTGCAGGAACGGCTCGAGATCTGGGCGCGAGCGAGGGCTGTGTTATGCCAATCACCTGGCGAGTGATCGGCGTGGCGTTGCTGGCCCTGGGGGCCGCGGCGCTGGGCTGGCAGGTTCAGGACTGGCGCTATGGACGGCAACTGGCCGAACAGGCTCGGTTAAACGCAGAAGTCCTCAATCAACTGACCCTGACCGCTGCCACCGCGCAACAAGCCGAACAGGATAAACGTCTGGCACTGGAGCAGCGGCTCGCAGCCAGTGAACAAACCCACTATCGAGCACTCAGTGATGCCCAACGTGATCAGGATCGCCTGCGCGATCGTCTTGCCACTGCTGATGTGCGCCTGTCAGTCCTCCTCGACGCAGGCGACGTTGCCGCAGGCTGTGCAGTGCCAGCCGCCGCCGGCACCGGCGGCGTGGATCATGCAACCGTACGCGCCCGACTTGACCCGGCGCATGCTCAACGAATTGTCGCCATCACCGACGAAGGCGATCGCGGACTGATTGCCTTGCAGGCCTGTCAGGCCTATGTCAGAGCGTTGGCGCCCGAACATTTTGAATAA